CTATTCGTAATAGCCATTGCTCAAATAGATGAAGGTTTTCTATTTTTTTGACGTGTCTACCAAAAATAAAAATATAGAATAATGTAGCATTCACGCATATAAGCAATGAAGCTATTTCATTTATTATCTGCATCAGTTCCATCTAATTTTTCTTTAAAGAATTTTTTCGTAAATGCCTCTACGCCTTTTAACCCAAGAAAACCTAAAATAAATGCAACACCATTTTGATAATTGGTATCTTCGATTCTAACCATATCACATACCACTGGTGTTATATAGTTAGCAGATGCAACTCCAGTAATTATAGCAAAAAATGTTTGTTTTATATTTTTGGCTGCACCTTTACCTACCAATAATAGACTTCCAAATAGCCCAGCTATGGATGTCATGATATTGATTCCAATTTCATCTAGGAATGTTTTCATGTGTTGCAATTTACACTATTCGGCATCTTCTTCTGTTACATTAAGTTGCTTTAATGCTTCGAGAATAACTTGTATCTCTTCAAGGTTGTAACACCCTTTTTGCATTGCCTTATCAATTGCTTGTAGTACTATTTCAAATGGTTTCATCTTTAGTAAAATTTAATTCGTTTAATGCCCAATCAATAACGTAAGTATCATCTTCACCCCATCCATCATAAACATCTTGGCTCATTGATAGGTTGCCTTCTAATAACATTTGTCCAGGAAAACCTTCTTCGTCTGTTTGTTCAGCAAAGATTGCCCAATAAGTAGAGATTCCATCCGTTGGTGTTACATCAAATGATAATGCTCTAACGATAAAATAATGTGCCTCTCCCTTTGTAGGAACTTGCACCGGTTTAATTTTTATATATTCCATGTTTTCAAATTTAATATACATTGGTTATTATTCCACCATTTACATCTACATTGATTGGTGGTAATGGTGCTGGTTGTTGTATGGTGAATGTTCCAGTATAACCCTGCGTTCCATTAGCATAATAATCTCCACTTGCGTTTATGTTACCTGACACATCAAGTTCTTGCGCTGGGCTAGTTGTCCCAATACCCACATAACCTCCTGAGTCTTGTATTACAACCTTACCACTAGACGTAGCCGATCTTATGTACCAATCTCCTTCTGTTCCGTAATGTATATGCGACTGGTTTGTGCCTTTGGTAGACTTAATACGCATTGTTCCGTCAACAGACGAGTCACCTTGTATTTGCATCTTACCATTAACATCGAATTTGTACCCAGCGTCTGTTGTTGTACCAATTAGGACGTTGCCACCATTGGTAATACGCATTCTTGTGTTCCAAGTCAATGAAGCATCCTCTGTTCCAGAAGTAGCGTTATTAAAGTCTATATTCCCCCCTGAAAAAATTATTGTTTCTGCCTCATCACTAGTCAAATATTTGTAAGATGCGTCACTTGCAAAATAAAAGTTTCTTCCAATGTTAAATCCAAAAGTATTTGTAGACGTATGAAAAAATAAATTTGCCGTTTTCCCTAATCTTAAGTTGTTCCAATTAGAAAAAGAGCTTAATCCAAAATCGGTAGTACCAATACCTACGTTGCCATTAGATAGTATGGTTACTCTATCACTTTCACCACCAGTTTTAAATGTAGTTTTTCCATCAGATTGTAATACTAAATTATCTCCAGAGTCATTATACTGTATGTAGGCTCTTTCTATGTCATTTTGATATAATCCAAAATATGGGCTTCCAGTAGAACTATCATTAACTCTAATAGAACCAAAACCTTTTATTACACCTGCAACATCAAGCTTTTTACCAGGACTAGTAGTACCAATACCTACAGCACCCGAAGTTAGTACTGTTATATTAGTAGCGTCTCCATTTGAGCTTGTTCCAAAAAATGCTTTACCTGCTTCTGCTACTACATAGGCATTTGAATCATTATCTGCAACTCTTAGCTTTGCTCTGTTTGTTCTTGATTGTACAGTTAAACCTACTTCACCACCACCTTCACTATTGAAGATTGCAAGTTGAGTTTGTCCTAGTGTAGAGTTGCCTAACTGTAAACCAACTGTAGGAGTATCAGTTCCAATACCTACGTTGCCACCATTGGTAATACGCATTCTTTCTGTTTGAGAGCCAACTCCAGCAGTAGAAGAATAGAATATAATTCCATTATAACCACTTGCCTTAAAATACGAACCACCAAAATCTAATCCAGCAGAATTAGATGCTGAACCAGTATATATTTTGTATGAAGTCCCAATGCTTATATTACCAGCAACATTTAATTTATCCCCACTATCAGTAGTAGTGCCAATTAGGACGTTGCCACCATTGGTGATGCGCATACGTTCAGTATTGTTGGTATTAAATAACATAGGGGCGTTTTCTCTTAATAAGAAATACGCAGCAGTACCAACCATGCCTAATCGTAGTCCATCTGCCGTAGTTGTTCCGGTACTTGTATTAGTTAGGTGAATTATTGTATCTGAACTAGAACTATTTATAGACAGAATATCACTAGGATTACTAGTACCAATACCTACGTTGCCAGATGTTCCATCAACATACATTCTGTTTGTACCAACAGAATCACTAGCGGTAGCTCCGGTATTAAAAAATATGTTCGTATTAGAGCCAAGTACAATATTTTCTCCGGTAGAAGACAACAATAAAAGATTGTCATAGGTTTCTTGGTTTCCTATAAAATGTGAATCACCAACAATAATATTACCACTTACTTGTAGTTTTTCTCCGCTATCGGTTGTTGTGCCAATTAGGACGTTGCCTCCGCTGGTAATGCGCATGAGTTCTGTTCCAGCATACATGAATCTATGATGACCGCCAGTGTTATAGCCCATATATCCATAGTTTCCACCACCTCTAATTTCATAAGCGGTATTTGTACCCCAATATACAATTGATTGGTTGGTAGCCGTGGTGCTTAGTGTTAATGCTGAACTGTTTATTTTTAATCTTTCACTACCACTTGTGTGTACTTTAAAATTATCGCCTTCAGTACCTATAAGTATCTGTCCAGTAGTATTAGCATCTTCTAATTCTATGTACGAGGTGGTTTGATCTGATTCAAATCTTGCTACTTCATTATCACCAGCCTTCTTCACGTGTAGAGACCTAGCTGGACTAGTAGTACCTATACCTACCCGATTATTGGTAGAATCTACATACAACGTACCACTATCCACGTTTAACCCACCTACCTCAATATCGTTAGTAGTAGTATTCCCAGCAGTAGTAACTTCATCTAATGTTGGTATAGTACCTATGGCATTTTCATCTAACACAGATACCCTTACGGCTAACACTCCATTACTTGCAGATTCAACTACAAACGCTACCGCTAACGCTAAATTACTTCCAGTTGGTTGTGTAGATGTCAATGCACCGGCAGTACTCGAACTAACCCATAATACATCACCAGCAATATAACTGCTCGTATCTATCTGTCTAATTTTACCTTGAGTAATTACCTTGCCATCATCACCATTAGTAATATCTTCAACAGTTATACCCAAGAAATATTTAGCCTCAATCGTACCATTGGCAATCATTGGAGATATTAATATCCTACCACTTGCCCCTAAAGTACCACTTGCATATACTGCTGTACCTTTTGTAATTGTTGAACCAGTTTGGTTTTTAGCAACCCAATACAACCCTTGACCAATCTCATAGTTTAATCCGTTAACTTGAACCGCAGCAGTTTCCTCATCAACATCCCAATATATCATCCCTTGCGTTGGAGTTGCTGCTGGTGTTAGATCTAATTGCAATGCACCTACACCTACTGTATTTTCTGTAGTGTTACCTCTTGTAGTGACATCGTTTAAATCGTCTTTGCCGTATTCCGATTTAACTACATACTCCAACCCATTACTAACCAATACTACTGATTCATTTTCGTAATCTAATAAATAACTACCTCCACCATCAATAGTACCGGTTACAGTTATAGTATTTAATGGATGTGTTTTCTTTACTAAATATTCACGACCTTTAACATCTGATGGTGTTGGCAGCGTTAAGTTGATTGAACCTAATGCTGTATCAACTTCAAATATTTGTATTGATGTATCTGTTACTGTTTCATCCGAACTGACTGTTACTGCTTTACCAAGTTCTTGAACATTCCAATTTAAAACGTCATCTGTTGGATTATAGCTTATTTTTACTCCAAATTCAGTTATTTGTGATGGTGCTGTTGATGGTGCATCATCACTTTTATCCATTACATCGTATGCTAAATTACCGGAATAATCAGTAAAACTTTCTCCAGTATCATTCCAAACTTGTTTACCTACTTGTAATTGTAACTTATCTTGCTCGTTCCCATCTTGAATATCATCTTCTCCTCCTATTGTAATCCCAGTAGCATCATCATCAATACAAAGCCATTCACCCTCATATATATCATAATAAGTAAGATAAGTACCTCCATTAAACAACCATGTTTTATTATCAAATACAATAGATTTCTTAATATCAAATGATCCATTATCTATCCAATTCCCTTGTATAACTGGAACAGCCTTATTGTATATTGACATTAGATTATTAGAAAATACTTCGGCTAATGTACCTATCTTACCATTAAATGATACCCAATTACCAGGCTCTACAAATGAAGTACCATTATTTACATTTATTCGATAAACTGACTCTGCAAATGCAGTATCCCAATATGGGATAGTTATTTCTTCCTTTTTGGATGCTAATGGAGATAATGAAGTATTGGTAGTTTTAACTTCAATTGGAAATAATTTCTCTTGAATAATTCTTACATAACCTCCAAAATCCAATGCTAAATAGGCATTGTTCCAAATCTTTGCATGATAGTAAATTTCAAACTCTGCATATATTGTATATCCACTTAAACTACCTGAAACCCCAACGGCAGATGTATATGTTTGATCAAACTCTGCACTATATTGTAATCTATTATAGTTTTTTTGTACCGGTGCTGCAACGCTTTTATATCTCCATCCATTATTAGGAGGATTTGGATCACTAAATTTATTTGCTTCCCAATCCCAAAATAAAGCACTTGTACCATTCCAAGCAAATACTCTATATTTAATTTTAATTTCTGAATAATTAGGGTTGGTTAAATTTTGACTTAAATTTCTTGCATCAATTTCAAAATTGGCTAATACTCTGATATCACCTCCACCAACATTAAACTCAAACTCATCAACACTCATCTGTGCTGTGCTTTTGTTTACTTGATAATCCCTAAAACTATATTTAAATGCTAATGGGTTATTTAATTTTGCTTGTAATTCTCTAATTGCTGGTTGAGCAGTTATAATTGGGAAATCATTCCATTGAGGTCTATCATTAGTAGTTGCTATTTGAACTGCATGAGGAAATGAAGAATTAGATGATGTTAATGTACCACTTGTATTATAAATATCATATACAATAGATGAACCAGCACTATAACTTTGTGGTTGTACTATATGGTACATTCCATCAGTTAAAAACATTCTTGCATTAAATACAGTTAATATATTTATTAATGCTTGTTTACAGTTAATATCAACTTGAAAATCAGGATAAACTTGATTTGTTAATGAAGATAAATTTTCATAAAATGACAAATAATTAAATTCATAATTTGCTAAATGATATGCACTACCACTTGTTTGATTATATGTAAATAATGCATCTGCTATATAATTACTAGCCCCTATTTGAGTCCAAAACGCATCTAATCCGCTAACTTTTAGAATTTCTGTAATTAAATTAATACCGGTTATTTTATTATTCGTAAACCAATTTTGGCTAATATTATATTGATCAAGAAATGATAATGTATCCGTAGCAACTACTTCAAATGTTGTATTTATTAACGGTTCTCTATTAAATTGATGTATATCGGGAAGTATTCTCCCTATCCAATATAAATTATTATTTTTATATATTACAATAGCATAATCACCTTCATTTTGTAATGATAACTCTTCAAAAAAGGTTTCATCAGTAGTATTATCTACATTAAAAAAAACACTTACAGAACTTTCTCTAATAGGGTTAGTATAAAATTCATCACCATCACCATCATATTTGAATACTATACCATCGTTGGTAAGTATTAATTCAGTACCAGTAGTTATAACACCACTATCATTTCTTAATTCTGCCTTCCAAGTATCCCCATTTTGGGATGAAAGACTACCATAATATAGTAAACTCATTATATTCTTTTTGCGTCTTTATTATAACGATTTAAAACTATTGCTAAATCTCTTCCACTTACTCTTGTTTCTGCTATATATCCACCTTCACCTCCACCATTCATATCAAGCATCCCCTTTAATTTATTTAATGGTGCAATAACTTCGGGATTTGTTGATGCGCCAGGATATTCCCCAACTAAACCTAATGTTGGTGCTGATACAATACCTCCTTCAGCAAATGCTACACCTTTATCAATAGTTGCTTTAAGGGCAGCACCGGCAGCAATAGCCGCCAATCCTATGGGTATAGCTGCGGCTGGATTAACTGCTAATGTTTTTTGGAATGCTTCTACAGCAGTAGCAGTTGCTATTAAACCAGCCCCAATATTTTGCAGAAACCCTCCAATAGCAATTAATATGCTATTAAAAAATGCTTGTAACCCACTTTTACCTGAAACAGCTGCGGCTACACCTTCACTAATTGCATCTCCTAATGCTTTTGCTAATTGATTAAAAGATTGTTGTACTACGCGTGTTAATCTTTTAGCATCATTTGCTATTTCTTTATTAGCATTCTGATTAATTTTTATTCTTAAATCAGCTATTTGATTTTCTATATCAGTTACATCTAAACCAAAAGCTTTATATATTGCTAATCGAGCTAATAATTTTTCTAATGTTAATTGATTTAATTCATCTAAATATTGATTTTCATCTGTTACTCCATCAATATATCTTTGTTTTATCGCAACCTCTTCTTTTGAATAAAAATCATCATATTTTTTTAAAGTACCATCCAATGATTCTTGGATGGCAATCCCTCTATTTTTTTCAGCTTCTGCTGCATCTAATATCCCTTTCTCCTTGATTTTTAATAATTGATCGTTTAAATTGTTTTCATTAATCAATCTTTGCTGATTAATACCATCTATAGTAGTTTGATATTTTAGTTGTTCAGATGCATCATTAGAATTTAATGATAATCTCTCTTCAGCAAATTGTTCTTGTATATCTAATAACCTATTTTGAGTTATAAATTGGCTTCTTATTCTTTCTTCATCTGTTTTCTTTAATGCTAAATTTTTTTCTCCTTGTAATTTTACTTCTGCTTCTTGTTGTTTTTCTTGCAAACCTAAAAGTTTGTATTGATTTGCAATTAATTTATCTTGTAATTTTTTCTTATCTTTTGCACTTGAATTTGAAGTATCAACTATTTCACTTTCAACTTGTAAAGTTTCTCGAAGTACATTGTTATATTCTTCTTGTAATTTTTTCTTTTCTTCTTCTAATTTAGTTAATTCTTCTGAACGCTCTTTAGCCTTTGTTATTACTATAATTTGTTCAGGAGATAATAATACTCCATTCTTTATGGCATCAAATTGTGTCTTTAATCCTTTAAATGCTGCACCAAAATCACTTAATATACCTCTTTCTTCTTCTTCTAGTTGATTTCTTTTTTTAAATATTTCTAATTCTTTTGCTGCAATAGCCTCACTAAAAGCATTTGTTAATGCTCGTTTTTGTATTGCTTCTGTTTGTTTGTTTATTGCAGTTGTTAATACACCAGTTGCTATTGCTTCATCATATGTATAGCCGGCTAATTCCGGTACTAATTTTTGTAATTCTTTATATGCTTGATTTTTTACAGATAAAAATTCATTATTATTATTTATAATACGCGATAATGCTTCTATACTATTTTTTTCTTTGGTATAATTACTCATAGCATCAGCTTGAACATTACCAAAAAGTTTTAAAGTTGCCATCTGCCTTCCATAAGCAGTATTTAAATTATCACTTGCTGATATTAAAGCAACTATTGCAGTTATGGCTAATCCCAATCCAACACCAACAATTGCCGTTTTAAAAGTACCTAACGATTTAACCGTATTTTTAATGGAAAAATTTAATAATGATTGTAATTTTGCATTTTCTCTTAATTTTAAATTTTGGAACGCAACAGTAGCATTTACAATAGCCATTATAACCCTTAAACCTCTCATTGAACTTCTTAAACCTTCACTCCCATCATCCAATAATAAAAGAGAACCAGTTAATGCAGTAGTTACCCTAGACATTGCTTCCATTGCAGAAGAATTATCTTCAGCAGCAAGTCTAGATGCAGCAAGATTGGTTTTTGATTCTCTTAAATTAGTATTTAAATTATTTAATTGTAACCCAGCTTGTTTAATTTCTCCCTTTACTCTATTGATTTCATTACCTAATTTTTTAGTTTCTACACTATCTTTACCAGTTTCTCTTGATACTTTTTTATACTGTTTTTCTAATTCTATTAATTCAGTTTTATAATCAACTATTAATAGTTTAACTTCATTTATCTCATTATTATATATTTGTATATTTTTTCTAAAATTCCCACCAAAAGCCGTATTAAAACTATTATTTATTTTTTTGGCAGAACTATCAATTTTATTTGATGCAGTTTGAGTTACTTTAACAGCATCATCTAATCCTTTTTTCAGCCCCCCAACAGATGCCGATATTCTAACTAATAAGTCTTTAATCATTGCTGTATTGTATTAAATAATCTTGAACAACTAAAAATTCTCCTTGTTCACCGGCAGAATCATCAGTTAATGTTACTTCACCAGCAAATTCTATATTTTGGACATAAACACTATTATAAGTATTCGGTAATTCTGCCCTCATAACTGTTCTTACTAATTCTGCTAAATCATATGCTGAAGTTGCAGATTCAGCTACTATCGAAACTTGAATACGAGAAACATCACTTTTACTGTATTCCTTTTTTGTGTCGTTTGCCACTCTAGATATTTGGTTTAAAACTATTGCTGGTAGCGCAACGCCTTCAGGTATACGTTGAGGATATATACTGGCTGTTATCGTTGCGGCATTTGAAAGTAAATTGTATAATGCCTTTATTGGCTTCATGATGGACGCAATTTATCGAATATATCTTTATACTTCGTTACAACTTCAACAACATTTAAATCTTTTTTCTCCCACTCAAAGGTTATCAAGTCTTTAGGTTTAATTGGTCTACCCTTTTTACCATGTGGACTTAACATAACTGTAGCCAACCATCTTGTGCGTTCCCATTCATTTCTAAACTGTTGGGTTTGGGCATTCCTTATCCCCTCCAATTTTATTCGGAAATATTCAGGATGATAGCGTTCTAAATCTTCAGGAGTAAATCCTAACTCACCGAATGCTATCTGTTTAATCTTGAGCCAGGTTAATGGCTCGGAAGCATCATCTACTTTTTCTTTGCTTCCTTCTGCTGAAAAAAACCACTAACCGATTCTGAAAATGCTTGAATAGCCGGTTGTAATTCTTCAAAATTTTCAACTATTTCTGCAATCTCTTCAGATGAATGAAATGGGCTTTTTTTACCCTCTTTTTTTAATCCAGCAGCAATACCAAAAAATGCACAATCACGCGCAAATTTCATTGATCCGCTAATGTCTTGATTCGATTCTAATGCACTAAAATCCATCATTTTGTTAGCTTTCATTACTGACTCCAATGTTAACATTGAGAAAAACAAAGGATACGTTTTTCCATTAAGTTTTATTTCCATGATTGCAAATATAATAAAAAAAGGGAAGCATAAGCCTCCCTAATTCTATGAATTACAGAAACAATTACTTATACTGTGCTAACTGTTAAAGCACCACTACCTTGTAAAGAACAAGAAAAAGTAGCTACATCGTTTACTGGGGCATTCCAAGCAAAAGATGTCATTACAGCAGAACCTTCCAATTTTAAATCACCAGTACTATTAGATGTCATTACTACAGTAATAGCATCACCAGCAATCATGTCATCCAATAAATCTTTTGGAGAAAAGTTAGTTGTAGAACTATCTTCCTCAAAAATACCTTCGCAAGACATTGTCCAGTTAGATAAACCAACTAAAAATTCTTTGTAGTTAGAACCATCTTTGTTTGTTGCATCGATAGTATCTTTAGTTAATTCAAAATCGGTACTTGTCAAGTTCGCGATTTTTGTTAATGTACCGCTTACATCTTTATATAATGCAATCAGCGTTCCGTTTACTAATCCAGTAGTAGCCATATTATATTGTATTTAATTTCTTTTCTACAAGTTTACTCATTGCGTTTATAACATTTGTTACAATTTGATTTCTATTTAAGTCCACAGTTGGGCGAAAAAATGGTGCTGGTGTTAATCGTCCAGTAAATTTACCTTTTTTTGTGTATCTATCAACTGTACCATATTCAAATGCATACGCTAAATTAGCAGCATAACTCCCAGTAGCATAGTTCAATCCAACTGCAACAGATAATGGGTATCTAGAAGGTTTAGAAATAGTGCCAATACTAATACGAATAAATGTTGCTGGTGCAGCAGCTCTTAATTGATCTGTTAACAAATCAGCAGCCGGTAGCAAAGCCATTTCACGAATTTCATTATTCGTTATATTATTTTTTAGCTTTTGAAAATCTCTTGCTAATTCTTTTAAATCGTTTCTTGGCATTGTAATTTTAAATACATTCTTCTATCAATCTCGGATATAGCTATTACATTATAATATAAATCACCATGCTTAACTCTATCTTTTACAGTTAAATCATCCGTATATCTCATCATTATAGTAATAGCTTGTTTATTTTGCCATTGTTCCCCTTTTACGCTTTCAGTACCATTTAAATAGTCTATACGAGCATAATTATCAGTTAACTTTGTCCAAGTCTTTACAGCCTCTCCATAATCGTTAGATGCTGACGTATAACGCCATATTTCTATCAATGTATCAAATCTTCCAGCGTTCATTAAGCAAATGTGCTAATTTTATACTTATCTAATAAATATTCTGCGCCTTTAGGCATTTCTTGAGCATTTACTCCTACCATAATATTTTGCCTATTGTCATAATATTGAGCAATCATAAGCAAACAAGACATTTTTAAACTTGCACTAAAATCAGGGATGCTGAATCCTTCAGTAACCTCAACTACATATTTAGTTTCAGTTTCAGTTAAATCAGGAGGTAATGAGTTTAAAAATAAATTGATGCCAAAATCAGATAATGGTTCAGGCTCATCAATCCAATCAGTAAAGGTAGTTAATACATTTGATTCATTAACGTAATAAACTCCTTCAACATCAATAACCCTTGAAGGCACACGCAAATAATTACCAGTTAGCAATGGACTTCCATTTAATGGGTTTACAGTTGCCGGTTGACCAACTAACTCTTGAAACCCATAACGAACAACCGATTCTCTAACTTCAAATCCAACGTAATGTGAAGCCATATCTAACGCTGCACTAATTAGAGTTGAAATATATGTATCATCAGTTGTAGATGTTACCCTTAAATGTACTTTTGCATCATCTACAGATATATAATCTGTATCAACATTTGTACGCGATACTATGCGTTTCCCGGTAATCATTTCTTTTTAGTTGTCTTTTTTGCAACTGGCTTTTTTACTTCTTCTGCATAACCATTCTCAACCAAAAAATTGGCTCTTTGATCATCCAAATCAACTTCATCTCCAACTGCATTTACTATATTCAATGCAATAGGATTTTTTACAAATTTGATTTTCATAATTTAGCTCCTATGGGGAACAATCAAGCCCCCATAGGCACACGATTTATAGACTTCGTGCAGTCTTATTAAGCGTCGATATCCTTACAAACTGATAACGCTTCGGGCTGAAGCAAGTTAACGTCCATGTAAGCATTTAACACCATGTTAGTCAATCCAGCAGTTGCACCGCTAAATGGATCAACAGTTAATTCCATTCCACCCCAAGATGCAATAGCCAACTTACTGAAATCACCATAAATCATAGCAGATAGGTTAGTTCCAGTACCTTTAGAAAGGTTAGAAGGTACGTTAGTAGTAACCGCCATTGGGTAACCGTTTAACTCACCAGCACCTG